ATCTTATGACTATGAGGAGGTATTTGATCTAAAGTAAGAGTTACTAGGGCCTGCCCACCAGTATTACCAATACGTTCGTATTCATAATTTCTTGGATCATATCCTACTACAAATCTACCTCTTAAGTCTGGAACACTTATATAACCAGCTTTAGTAGAAGCAGTATTATACTTATCTCCAATAGCTTTATATAATTCTGGGTATTCTGCTATACTTACTTGACTTCCATCACAAAGTACATAACCTTCAGGAACTCCAGAACCAGACCATAATTGGATAAGACCAATATCCCCTCCAGCAGTGTTCTCTTTTTTACCCTGTCTACAAGTTACAACTACAGTTTTACCTGATTCATCCTGTATGAAAATTACTTGGCCAAGTTTATCATTATGAGTATTATCGTTTAAGCTCATGATAAGAGTAGTACCAGAGCCAGATACATCTCCCGAGTTTTCCCTAGTATAATTTACATTAACTGGATCACCAACTTTCTTTCCATTGATTACCATTTGTTTAGTAGATACAATAGTAACCTCTTTACTTTCTCCTGTAGGCTCAAAGTATAATTCAGTGGGTGAAACTCTGAAAGTGTATTCATAATTGCCTTCCCCTTTCTTGTGGATAAGCTTTACTTCTTTAGTTGACCCATCTACAGCTTCTACTGTTAAGATCTGAACTATATCTTTGTCCGTAGCATTCTTTTCTTCTGGTGTTACCGTTATAACAGTCCTACCTGAACCTTGATTCTTGCTTATAGTGAATCCCATTATCTTCTATATTTCCTTATTTCTTTACGAAGTTCTCTTACTATAGTTTCCTTCAGAACCTTCTTACCACCAACTTGTTCGAAAGCTGGTGCCCATAGAGGTCTTGGAGGTAAATTACCACCTCTAGAACCATACTCTAACATGATAGCTACTTGGTTCAATGTTCTTTTACTAGTCCTATCACCCTTTCTGGTTTTCTTAAGGTTAGTAGGTATACCTACGTAAGTTCGATTCTTCTGTTTTACTATTTGTACTGATCTCAAATACTGACCCGTATAATTCAAAAGGGTATGCTCTCCATATCGTTTAATAGTATTAGCAGAGTGAGGATCCCAATGGGTTCCTCTTGGGGGAGTACCTGTTCTTAGGCATTTTTTCACAAGTCTGAGAAGTTGATTGCCGAATTTCTCAGTAGCTCTATCATAAGCATTCCTCATGATAGAAGGAGTTTCTGCAATTAACCTCTCAGCTCTAGCCTGTTCTTTTGGGTCAGTATATATCTGTAAGTCTCCCAAGGGAGTACTTATAGTTATGTTTACTGACTTACTTGCCATCTGGATTTTCCTTCGGTTTATTCAAGCCAAGTGAATCCATCATAAGGTTTATGGCTTGCTGTTGTGATTGTAATACTGATACTACATCTTTCCTGAATGAAGCGAATTCTTCATTGAATTGACTACCATTAGTGGGCTCCTTGTTTTCAAACATAGCAAGGATATTATCGCATTCCTTTATTATGTTCTCGTATTTACCTACATTATTAATAATACCAAGAGCCTGTGACCTTTGCAATGATACTTCGTTTACAATATTACTTCCAATTAAAGTGTAGTACACATTGTTATAAATACCCTCATTCCCATCCGAAGGTAAATATACGGTTACTGTACCAATGGAATCTTGAAGAACAATTTCTATAAGATTAGAAAAGCCATCACCATTTTCATTAGCTCTGGGTTTACTTTCTCCTACCTTTACTACTTTAGCTCGGTCAAAGATTGGGTACATTGATCTTCTGTCTCTTTCTAGAGTAAAGACTGAATCTCCTCTTTGTAATGATTTAAATTTCATTTCTTCCATACTGCATTATTTTTATTGATTAGACTTAATCCCATTTGAACCATACTGGGATTCTGTTTCATAAATTCTACTAGGTTCAAGAAATTATAGTATCCATAGATATCTATCAGTCTTTGTGCTTCATCGGCTACTCTCTTTGCTACCTCTAAATTAGGAGCCGGTAGTTGCATTTGGAGAGTAAAGGTTTGTAGTTTATTATCTTCTTCCATGTTTCTTACTAGATTAAAACGAAAAAAGGGAAATACCCGCTACAGGTACCTCCCTTTTCCCTAATCAACTTTAATAGAAATTATGCAGTTTTATTACCTAAAGCCTGTACTACCGAGTTAATAATGTTCTGATCTCTTTGAGCATCAACTACTCGATTCAGTCTAGCAATTTCTTGGTCTTTTGCAGTGTTCTCAATCAGACACTTAATCTCTTGCTGGCCTTTCATTACCTCGCAATGATTACGTTCTGCCTGAAGAGCTAATCTGTTTTCGGATTCTCTAACTAAGCTCTTAATTTCACAGCAGCAATTTGACTGTTGATGTTCCATCTGGCAAAGACGATCCATAACCCGATTGAACCCTGCTCCCATTTGATCACGAGAATCCCGGATATCAGAATTAGTCTTATAACCAAGATCACAAAGGCCACGTTCAGTAGCAAAGCGATTGTTAAGTACTTCTTTACCTACACCCTCTACTTGTCTAGAAACTCCTGCAACTTCAGAAGTAACTCCACGAGCAGCATCAGATATGTCTTTGTAAATACCAGCTTTTGCTTCCTGAACAGTAGATTCCACTTTTTGGATATCAGCTTTTGTGTCATTGATTTTGTCCCACACAGAAACTGCAGCAGCACCAAAACCACCACCTACTAAAGCTCCACCGACAGCACCCCAACCGGAGCCCCATCCTCGATTATTACAACATTCATCACTATAACGATTACGATCCGCAACCACTACAGTACCTTCACCAGATTTAACTTCCATAATGATTTAGTTTTAAAGTTAATAATTAAATTTATCTATCAATAAATGTACTAGTGTTGTGTTTAGGATTAAATTGTCTAGGTGGGCCAAGAAACATCCCAATGATGGGTATTATTCCCCTCTTCAATCCTAAAGTTACCAATTGATAACCATAAACCTCTTACAGAATTATAGGCCCATACATAAACATTATCTCCAACCCCTCTATCCTTAGTAGTACTTTGAAGAGAATTCACAGTTATTTTACCTTCTACTGAGTCTACCATAATACCCTCACGTATTAAGCTCATATCATACATAAAGTCAGAAGTATGAGGCATATTAGCCGTATCAAATAATCCCCACGTATCTTGATCATTACCATTTGAAATATTTAAACTTAATTCCAATCTGAAATTATTTATTTTTGCTTCTTGAAGAACTCTGAAAATTACTGTTTTTCCAGATGGCTTCTGTCTATAAGTATCTGCTCCAGTTCTTACAGTAGTGCCTGCTCCAGTTATATTTGCCATAAACCTGAATGGGGATTGAGTATCTTGTGTCAGTACCAAGCCGATTAATTTCTCTGTTATCTCCGAATGGACTCCCTCTATATCGTCTGCAGATAAGGGACTACCATTGTGAGTAGAGATAATATTAAGTACATGTTTATTTACCAATCCATTTGAAGGAGCTGAGAAGGTGAAATCGGTGTAATGCCCATTACCATCTGAGTCAGTAATATAAAACTCATAGACATCTCCTGCTTCTTGAACTATTGTCAGAGTACAAGTTTTATTGGATTCTCCCTGAGTAAAGGTAATAATTCCTGTTCTAGATGAACTACTGTTATTAGTGGCTACCTTATATGTAGCCCCAGCACCTGAACCAGATATAGTAATCCAATCCACATTAGAAGATAAAGCCCAATTAAGGAATTGATTACCATTCTTCCTAGAATATACTCTTACAGGTCTATTGAAGGATGAGTCTGAGCTTGGCCAACCAGAATAAGTAAGAGAAGTACTCAAAGAATCCCCCGAGTTTTCCCTAATACCAAACTCATAAGTTGAAGCACTCTGTTGTACAGTTTGTACTAACTCTCTATCTAAGCCATTAGGTTGATTAGCTCTGATTGTAAGAGTTCTGCTTGCAGGCTTTGAATGCTCAGGTATGGTAATAGTTACTTTAAAGTAATAACCACTCACATTAGTAATAGTTTCGGTTACTCCGGATGGCAAAATAAGAGTAGGTTTAATAGCTTCGGTAGAACTTAAAGAACCGTTAACATATCTAGACCTATAACTTTTTATATAAAAAGAAATATTACCTCCTTTACCTTCAACAGTACCAATGGATAAAGTACTAGTTTTATAACCACTATTCTGTTGAGTACTATGTTCAAATACTATACCGCTACTAGGATAAGTTACCTCAGCCGAATTCTGTGTAATGGTTAAATATACAGGAGTTGCCGTATCATAAGTAAACTTAATCTTAAAAGTTCTAGGTGATGAGTTAGGGTTTGGTGCTACACTAATACTACATCCACTAGAAGTTTTACCAGAGATGGTAATATCAGATGAAGTTCCCTCAACTACTTCAGCTGAAGTATAAGTAGTTCTAATGTTTTCTACATAAGTTCCGTTTATATATTTATCATAATTGGCATTTACTGTCAACCTAAATCCTGAACCAGTTCCGGGTACATTTTTAGTAGTTGGGTCTATAGATAGGTGATCTACATAGGTTACTTGACCTCCTTCCTGAGAAATTGAGATAGTCTGGTCTGTAGCAGTTGGGAAATCGAAAGTAACCGTAAAATTTCTAGCAGAACCACTATTACTTGGGATAGAAATACTATTACCACTAATAGAAGCCGGACTAGAAACTCTTACAGTAGCAGTTTCTGATTCTGTATAACTACTACCTTGACCATTCCAAGTATAAGTTCTACTTGCACTCTTAGCAGTTACATTAGATTGACCTCCACTGTAACTGAAAGAAGTTTTATCTACTCTACAGTTATAACTCCATGAAGAATAAACTTTTCTACCTGCTGCCTGGGTAAATGTTGCCTGTAGGGTTTTACCCGAATACTTCTGAGTCCAAGTTACAGTGATTGATTTACTATTAGTAGATGTATTGTTGGGTACTATTCTACCTTTATTACCGTCGTAATCTGTAGTATACCAAGAACCTTCCGAAGTTTTAGTGACATCATTCGCCAAACTTTGAGAGATAGTAGTATTAACACCGTTTACTTGCTTAACTCGATTAGAAGCATATGAACCAAAGGGGTATGTACCTCCAGTAGCTGGAGCATTAAAAGAAGGATTACCATTCGGATCCCACTGGAATGTATAAATCCATTGCTCGGCATTGATATCCTCTAACTTGACACATTCATTGTTACCATAGCTAGCAGCATTACTAATTACAATAACCTTGTCAACATTGGAGTCCTTACCATTATTGAGTGCTAACAACTCAGCCTTGGTAGGGCACTCATTAGAGGTCTTACCAAGGCCGGTCTTATTCAGAATAGCACTCCAAGTTGCTATTTCTGCCATATTACTTATTGTTTAATTGTTTCTTAAAGTCTTCGAATTCTTTTCTCAATAACTTAACTCCTTCGAGAGCCATGACACTGAGCATTTCATATTCTACTACTTTTACTTTTACATATTCCTGACCATCTTCTCCGACGAAAGTTTCGAATCTAGATTGGTTAGGTACTTGAGAAGCAGGTATAGTATTCTCTGATACCAACAGAGGTTCAATTTCCTCTAAGCTCTGAGCAATAGTTCCCACTTGGTATTTACCATTCATCTTGAAGTGAACTGTAGGTATATTACAGATTTGGTCCAGAGTATGGTTCAAATTCTCTACTTGAGATTTTAATCTACCATCTGATTCCTTCCAGAAACCAGAAGCTGCAGTAGTTTTAGCAAATACTACTTGGTCTGTAGTAGCCAATCCTAATTGAGCTCTAGTTACATTATGAGGATTATCTCTTCTGTTTGCATGGGTACTTAAGTCGGTCTGAGCTTTTGTACCTGCAGCCTTAGCATCTGCAATAGCAGCAGCCTGAGCAGTAGATACTGGCATATCTGCTGGAGCTAAGTTCTGTACATTACCTAAACCTATCTGAGCTTTGGTTACATTGTGAGGGTTACTCTTATTGCCAATATGAGCATCTAAGCTTTCCTTGATTACTTTGTCAGAATCCTGGATTAATTTCTCTAATGCAGTTTTAGCAGCATCAGTATAAGCCTTAGCTTCATTCA